GTGTCCTTACTTTCCTCGGCTCCCTGAGGGAACATGGTTAGTGAAACACCCATCCGAATTGACGCCGCTAGAACGAGCAAAATGCAGGATTCTATCGGATAAACGGGGGTTACCGGCTGGCGATAATATAGCGCAGCAGGAGGCTCTAAGAGCCCATCTGCAGATATTAACTAAGAGGCTAAGCCTCTCGAACCAGCAGGTGTATGATCTGAAGGTAGCGTCAAAAATTGCCGCCTCTTCAGTTAAGTCATACTTAGGAGGGAAGTGGTTTTCAGATATCAGTGGTCACGTGTCTCTGTCAAACTCTTCATGCTTCGAAGCGAGTAGAACCATGGGTGGGAAGAGGAAATACATATTAGAGCAACTCCAAGAGTGGCTTGACTATGTTCCAGTCTTATATAAGACGGTCCGACTACCCACTGGGGAAGCTTATATTGAGGAACCAGGTATTCCAAGATGGAGTACGGTCAAACCTCCGGGCATGGACAGGGCGACAGAGAGACCATCCGGGCGTAGAATCACTACGGGAATCCTCACAGAGGATTTCGAAAACTCGGAAAGCAATCGAGTTGGTTTCCAACTCTTCTGCTGGGCATTTTCAGTCTTGGTAGAGGAAAATTTCCTCACGCCGGACGGGTCTCCCACAGGGAAACCCATGCCAATTAGCAGGATTGCTATCGGAGAACCTGGATTCAAAGTTCGCATAGCCACCAAAAGCAAAGCTGCGTTCATAATTTATGGACAACCGTTTGCACACGCTATGAGGGAATTACTAGAACACCACCCAGCTCTAAGAGCCGGGTTATCTGCCGGATACCAACTCCATGAGTGGTTGAAAACGGTAGAGAAAGTGGACGATCATTTCCCCAAATACGTGATGGTGGGTGATTTCGACCAAGCAACAGATCATATTGATCACACGGCTGGAAGAATAGCTATGCACACTCTTATGAGTGAGCTCAATGCGGACAAGAACTTGTACTCTACGGGATTTATCGATCTTCTCCTATCACCTAGAATCCTCGAAGAGGATGGGGTGATAGTCGAGACCACCAGTGGCTGTCTAATGGGGGAGCCTGGGACAAAAATTGTCTTAACTTTCCTAGCACTAGTAGCCAACTGCCATGCTAGGGGAAATATTTCTCCTAAATTTGCAACGGCTGGTGATGACCAGATCGATGGGTCTGATAATGTCGACGACCTTTTGCGCTATGCCGAGGCCTCTAAAGTCACCACGATGGTTCCTTCGGAATCGAAATGGGGGATCTTCCAGTATCACACTGTGTACTGTCAGCAGCTTCTTGGAATCTGCG